AAAACAAAAGATGGGCAAAAGATTTAATAGATATATGTTCTGCCTTTCCAACTGGTGAGAATGATGATATAGTTGATACATGTACACAAGCATGGTTGAGATTGAGAAAAGGTTGGTTTATAACTCATTCAAGTGATGCAGAAGATGATGAATACACCGAACAAAAGAGGTTAACATTATATGGCTAAATTATCTAAAATGTTTAAAGTGGGTATGGGAGCATTAGGTGAAATACTTGAAAACCCATTTATTGCAGATGTTGGTGATAACGTTCTAATAAGTGATAAAACAATAGATGGTGGACAATTAGGAACAATTGTAGGCACATTTGATGAAAACAAAGGTGTTAGAATAAAATTAAATAATTCAGAAGATGTAATAAATGTTTCAAGAGAAGATGTTATGAAAGTAACAAATGACAAAGAAACAAATATGAAGATAGAGGATTTTACAAGACAAAATAATCCATCATTTTTCTCAGAGGAATAAATATGGCTAAACAACCAAATGTGATACCATTTCAAGAAGGTGCTCCACCTGATAACTTAGAAGTTGAAGAAATAGATAACAATGAAGTTCTAATAGGAGATAAATCATTAGATGAAATGGTTGAAATAACAAATGAACATGATTCTAATATTGCAGAAGATATAGATGAACAAGAATTATTAAGAAAAGCATCAGATTTATTAGACGCATTTGAAAGTGATAAAGAAGCACGTTCAGAATGGGAAGATAGATATAAACAGGGTTTAGAAACATTAGAACCTGATGGTGGCTTAACAGAAGAAGAAGAACAAAGAGCCACAAGAGGTTTAAGTACAGTTGTACACCCAATGATAGCAGAGGCCGCCACACAATTTAATGCTAAAGCAATTGCAGAATTATATCCATCAGGTGGTCCAGTAAAAACAACTATTGTTGGAGAGCCAACGGAAGAATTAGAAGACCAAGCAAGGCGAGTTCGTGATTATATGAATTATCAGATAACTCAAGAAATGCCTGAATATTTCCCTGATTTAGACACAATGTTGTTTCAATTGCCATTAATTGGTCATGCTTTCAAAAAAGTATTTTATGATACAAATTTAGGTAGGCAATGTTCTCAATTTGTTAAAGCAGAAGATTTTGTTGTTTCTCCTGATAGTAAAGATTTAATGACTTCTGTTAGATATTCACACATTATTACATTACCGAGAAATGATTATAATAGATATGTTGAAAGTGGTTTTTATTTGCCAATCAAATACATGGGAGGTGATTATGACCCTGCTGGAAATATTGGAGATGAAATAGAAGGTCTTTCTCAGGGAGATGATGAACATAATGAAACAGTAACATTAATAGAAATGCATGTTTATGAAACATTTGATGGCATTGATGGTGTTACTAATGACGAAGATAATGATGATATGGTAGCTTTTCCATATGTTATTACAATAGATTATGATTCACAAAAGATTGTTTCAATAAGAAGAAATTGGGAACAAGATGATGAAAAGAAATTAAGACAGGATTATTTTGTATCTTACAGATTTTTGCCCGGCACAGGATTTTATGGATTTGGTTTATTTCATTTAATAGGAGGTCTTGGTAAAGCCGCCACAGGTGCATTAAGAGCCTTATTAGATAGTGCCGCATTTTCAAACATGCAGGGTGGTTTTAAATTAAAAGGCTATAATGCCTTTACCATTCAAAGAACCATCAGGAACATTATTTAATTTAATGAACGCAATTGTACAAGCTGGACAAAGATTTGCAAGCACTGCCGATTTAAATGTTGGCGATGTAAACCCTAATGCACCAGTAGGTTCAACAGTTGCCTTGATTGAACAAGGTTCTAAAGCATTTAGTGCTATACATAAGAGATTGCATTATTCACAAGGACAAGAATTTAAATTAATTGCAAAATCAAATGCAAAGTTTTTGCCTGAAAAATTTGAATTTAGTTTATCAGGTGTTACTCAATTCATAATGTCAGCAGATTTTGACAGTACAATTGACATAATACCAGTATCAGACCCTAATGTATTTTCTACTGCACAAAGAATTGCACAAGCACAATCTGTTCTACAATTATCACAATCAGCACCTAATCTTTATGACCAATATGAAACTCACAAAAGAATGTTAGAGTCATTAAGAATACCAAATATTGGCGAAGTGTTAAAAGAACCTGAAGAAGCATCAAGAATAGACCCAGTTGATGAAAATATGTCTATTATGTATGGCAAACCAATCAAAGCATTTCCTGAACAAGACCATGATGCACATATAAGTGTTCATATGCAATTTATGATGGACCCATCTTTAGGAGGTAATCCCGGTGCTAGAAATTTACAACCAATATTAATTGCACATATAGCAGAACACATAGCATTATTGTATAGACAACGAATGCAAACTGCTATTGGTATGAATTTAGCACCATTGCCTGATATACGAGACCCTAAATTTAAATTTGATGATATTTCCCCTGAAATGGATATGTTAATATCACAAAGAGCCGCCGAAGTTGTTAAACAATCTCCACAAATGGAACAAATTAGTGCCATAACAAACATAGGACAAGGACAACAACAAGGTAATCCTTTACAACTTGCTCAACAACTTGCACAATTAGAAGCACAGATGTTGCAAATGAAAACACAACAAGAATTACAGATTTCAGAAGCAAAAGCAAAACAAGATATGGCAATTAAAGATGCAGAAACAAAACAAAAATTAGCAATTGAACAAGCTGAATTAAATCAAGATTTACAGGCAAAGATGACTAAATTACAATTAGAATTACAAATAATAAGAGATAAATACCAAGCTAAAAAAGGAGCTTTATAATGAAAGACGCAATGAAAAATTATCGTAACATGATGAAAAGAATGGAAATGATACAACAAAATAAAGGATCAATGTCTGATAAAGAATTAGATATGTTACAAGGTCAAATGGCTAGAGAAAATGTGCCTGCTAGAATGGATATGGGTTTAGATTCAATGATGAAAGATGATGCAAACAAACAATTTAATGCTCAAGCAATGATGGAAATGTCCAAACAAGGAACTGGAAGTTTATCATCACAAGAACTTAAATTGCTTGAAAATATGTTAGGCACTACAGTAACAGATGAAATTAAAGATGCAGTCTCAGGATTATTAAAAATGGGTGTTCCAATAGAAGATGCTCTTGAGGCTCTAAATATGTCTATGGGTATAGATATGAACAACATGGCACCACAAAGTATGTCAGAAGGTGCTTTAGGTTCTT